CCAAGGCGCGTCCCTGATTCTGCGCGAAGTTCATGATATCGGCACTGCCAGCGGTGGCATACTGAATGTCCGTCAGGTCAACGCCAACAATCTGATGTTGATCCAGGTTGACGGTGATCGCGACGATTTCACCGCCTTCGGTTTCGTAAGGCGATCCACTGTTGTTCGCATAGGCGAAGGTCGTGGTGCTGAGAGCGGAAACGCGAGGGATGATAATCGCGTCACCCTTGCGGCGGGCTTCGGAAGAGAAGCTGCGGGTGAACGCGGAGAGCGGCGCAAGGCCGGCGGTGAAGGCGCGAAGCACTTCCTGAGTGTAGATCTTATCGACAAACGTGGTAGCCATAGAATTAAGTGATTAGGAGTTGAGTTGGGCGGCGATGATTTCCTTGCGGTTCGCCTTGTAAAAACGGGTGGCATCTTCGCCTTGTAGAGCGTTGAATTGCTCAAGAATTGATTTTCCGCTGCCGCTGAGTTCAGTCGTATCGACCGGCGCATGACCGGCGCTGGCGATCATCTCGGCAGCTTTGGCGGAAATGGCATTTGCGATTGCCTCGGGAGCTTCGGCGGATGCCACGAGTTCAAGCGCCTTTGCCTCGATGACTTCCGGCTTGGCGAGAGCTTCAGCGGCTTCGCGAGCTTCCTTGTCAGCCTTGGCTTGAGCTTCGATGGTTTCGGCCTTTGCCTTGAACTCGCGGAGTTCGTCAGCGGCTTCGGCCAGAACGGCGTCGGCTTCTTTCAGCTTGTTGGTAAGCGTCTGGATTTCGTTGGCCGCATTGACGAGTTCGCCATTTGCAGCTTCCAGCTTTGCGGTAAGTTCGCCATTCGGCAGGAGTCGATCAAGAATGCTCATACGGTTATTGGTTTCGGATTTCGCGCCCTTGCCGCCAATGTCAACGGCGGATTTCCCGACGATGGAATCGGCAAACTTTCGCTCGATAGCTTCCGCTGCGCCCATCCAAGTCTCCTTCTTCATCAGTTCGCGCATCTCGTCTTTGTCAGCGCCGGTAACGCCTGCGTAAATGCTGGCGATCTCATCGCTCATCTCGTCGAGAATCTTCGCGGCTCGTGCGTGGTCTTCGGAATCCCCGCCGACCGTTTGCTGCGCTTCGTGAATCATGATCCGCGAGCCTTGCGTGATCCGCCGTTCGTCTGCCGCCATGAAGATCACGGAAGCCATGCTGGCGACGATGCCATTGCCGGTTGCGATGACCTTGACGCCACGTTCCCGCATTCCCATCAGGGAGTGATATACCCGGTATCCGTCGAGAACGCTTCCGCCTGGGCTGTTGATCTCGATTTCCAGCGTCTCCAAAGCGTCGTCAGCCTTTGCCGTGAACTCGCCAATGCGGAGGTTCTCGGCAACAGCCTTAGCCCCGTAGAGCTTTTCGATGTCACCAATCAGGTCGTCGGAACTCCACGGCGTCACCGCATCGTTCAGCTTCACCTTTCCGGTTCGGTTTTCAATTTGAATCAGGTTCATCTTCTTCGATGGGGTTAGGTTCTTCCATGTCGGGCGCGTCGCCCTGCTCGCCCATTTCGTTAGGCGTGAGCATTGCCATCTCCCGGTCTTCGATTTCAACGCCAGCGGCTGCGCCCACTTCAGCGGCGATCAATTTCCGCAAGACGATCTCGTTAGCCCGCTCGCGGGTAAATTCTTCAATGTCGCGCCCGTTAGCCTCGATCACTTCGGTAAGGTTGCGAGTCCCGGCCCGCCAGCCTTCAAGCAAAGCCTTGTCCTCGCGCCCGTCGTCCACGCTCAGTCGGGGCGGTTTCGAGAATCCCCACAAAGTCGGATTTGCAAGGAAAACTTGCGATCCATTGGCGCGGGTAATCTTACCTTTCGACTGAGCGAATGCGGCGGCGTAAGAAACAACGCGCTTCGCAAGGAAGAGGATCAGGCGTTGCCGCTCGCCCACAGCTCGACGGGCGCGCAGTATGTCAGCCCGCTCGGCTGTTCCTTGTCCTGCCGATTTCCAAACCATGCCGTAGCTCCAGCCGGAACCAACAACGGAAGCCCGGTTCAATCGGTCCTGAAAGCTTTCCCAAACGTCGCCAGGATTGTCGTGCTTGATGACTTCGAGCTTCTCACCGGAGTTCGCCCGCATGTAGCGGGTCATCCCGCCTTGATAGCTCTGGAAGGTAACGCCGCCCGATCCTGCCGCTGCCGACCCAAGCGCAATGCCGGGGTCGTCGAGATCCGGCCCGCCGTGTTCGTTGTATTCGATTAGCCCGATGGACGAGATGATGAGTTGGCGGATTCGCTCGTATTCGGTCGATTGAAGGCAGTGCTTCAAGTCCTCGACGGCGTGAGTGAAGGTAGGGAATCCTCGCCCCTGATCGCTAAAATCTTTGTCGTAAACGTGGACGACTGAGCTTGCCGAGATGTCTTGAAAGTCTTTTGAGCTTCCCTCGTCCATTACCCGGTATGCAATCGGGCGCATCTGTTTGTTGTAGATGATGCCGTCGCGGATTGTTGCGCCCGCATAGCGCCCGGTGCTGACCTTTTCGTTGTCCGATCCGCTTTGGATTCGGTGGCTTGGGATGTTCTGGACGAGCGGGAACGTCTCGTCCTCGGTCATCGTGAGGAGCGTGAAGTGATCCCCAAAGTCGACGTCCTTGCTCGCGTCGTTTAAATACTGGTGCCAATCGTTGATCCCGCCGCGCACATCGCAGCTCGGCATCCAGACGTTCTTCAGCCAGCGTTCCACCGCATCGCCGTTTGCCGTGTCGTCTCCCGCGTAGGCCGGAATCCATGCCTGCCCGACTGAGTATTGAGCTTTCTGCGCAACAATGGCTTTCGGCACACCCATGTTTGCCGCCAACCGCTTTGACAGCGAGACAAGCGTGCGCCGGTCATTTGACGGAATCAGCTTGTCGATGTCGGTATCGTTGATCGAAAACTGCGCCCCACGCGACCGGGATCGGTCGGAGCCGTGGGCGAATCGACTGGAATAAACAACCGGAGCACCAAATTCGTCGAGGATGGCCATATTAGAAAATCGCTCGGGTGTCGGTGTTTAGCGGTCGTCCCGCGTCAACCTGGTTGATGACGTAGCGCAAAAGCGTCAGCCGCTCGGTGTTCGACATCGTGCGCCTGCCGGAAAAAGTCTGCCCGTTGACCGTAGAACTGGTTAGCTCGAAAGCCGCGTCGGGGCTTGTCGCCAATGATAGCGCAAGCGATGACGCCTCGGCACGAATTGCGGCAACCGCAACCGCGTCGTCCTTGACGGTCAGGTAAATCGTTCTGGCAAGGCGAGCGGACACACGCCCCGAATCAAGTTTGGGGCGCGAATGTCAATCAGTCTTCCCCGCCCTCGAAAAGCCGGAACATTCGGGCCGCTCCGGTCTGGTAGACTTCGCAGTCGTAAAGGTGATTGGCTCGGGATTTTTGCACCCATACCCGCTTCACCTGCTGCTCTCGCCCAACTTGGAACTCTTCCATGCGCTCGGCTTTGAAGTGCTTGCGGTAAGCGTTGGAAACGTCGGAGAAAACGCGCCACTCCGCGCCTTGGTTGGATGACAGTCGGGCCAGCATGTCCTTGAGTGGGTTGGTCGCAACCCATACCCATCGTGCGATTCCGCCGCGTGGCGCGGGCTTTCGCTGAATCTTGGAAAATGGATTTTCAATCTCCTTGCCCGACTTCGATTCCGCCTTCCAACCGGTCCTTGACCCGTCCCCTTTGATCCCGACCCATCCCCGCCTGACGATCAGGTTCAGGATTCGCGGCTCGTCGTATCCAATGTCCATGAACGTCTTGTTTGGGTCAACCTTGTAGCGGGCGATCAGGTCGGCCAGTTCCGTTTCGTCGCCGCCCCTGCCGGGAACGTAACCCTCCCAGAGCAAGGTTGACTCGCCGCCCTGCCACCATGCGCGAATCACCATCCAGAAGTGGTCACCGCCAACGTCGATAGTCGCAACCCGGCAAGCTTCGCCATCCAGCGGCTGACCCTCGGCTACGTCGTCGCGGCTGTAACCTGAGACGGCTAGCGGGGCGGCAGTGTCAACCATGTCCTCGGACCAGAACTGCGCCCGTCGTTTTTGCCGCCATTGCCGGAGCTTTTCAACCGCGCCGACCTTGGCCATGCGGGTCGCCTCAAGGAAGCCAAGAACCTCGTTCGACCACGGAATCCACCAGACTGCGAGCGAGTCAACATGGAAGCCACGATACCCGCGAACGGGCGACTCCCCGCCCGGCGACATGTAACCTTTCGCTCCGTTCTCCATGTTGGACGATGAGAGCAAGCGGCGGTTTGCCACGGTGTCGGCGTATTCCTGACCGCAGTCGCAGCGCATTCTTGCGGTGTCGGCGCTGGCTTGCTCGTCGAGCTTGCCGTCGATCTCGATGCGGTCGAACTTGAGATCTTGAAATGAAAAGGGGCGCGGGTTGCGGCAACCTGGGCATTTCCACCCAAAGGACGCCTTGTTGGTTTTCTGCCATTCAAGGTCAAACTCGCTGCCGGTGTATCCGCCCTGAGAGACGAGGTATATTTTCCGGTTCCACCTATCGTGATGCCGCGCCAAGAACTCGCGAACAAGGCCGGGTTTCCATGTCCACACTTCGTCCCCGTAAAGCCATCGCATCGACTTTTCCTGGAAGTTCGACAGGTTCGCCCCGCCCATGATCAGTGGCATGTGAGGGAAAAGGATTTCGAGTTTCCGCGATTTGTGGCGATCCTCGGGCCAAAGTGCCGCGAGCATGGCGCAGGATTTAAGGGCGGGAGTCAGTCGGGATTCCGCCCAGAACTTCGCGTCCTCGTCGGTCTGGGACGCGTAAAGCATTGGGCCGGGGTCTTCTGAAACGACGTAGGGAATCAGCGCCTCGGCCATTGTCGATTTGCCGGAACCAGTCGGAGCTAGGACAACGATGTTCCGCGTGTCAAAGTCGGCAGCACACTCCATCGGACCCTTCCACCACGGCGTTTGCTCAGGGTCAAACTTACCGGATCGTTCGCTATTCTGAATCTTGACGTTAGCTGCCGCCCACTCCCACGGAGTCAACTTAGTTGGCGGTCGCCAACCTAAACAAGCGCCCTCAATGACTGGATTCTTCCGCATAAATAGCGTTTGTTTCATCGGATAGCCGGGTGAGGATCTCGATAACCTCGGCTTGAATAAGCTTCTGGATAGCGGACGCTTCCAATCCTTCAGCCCTCGGCGGAATGTCGGCGGCGAACTTAAGTAGCTCGCCACGGGCGGCGGATACGACGCGGGTTATCGACTGGCGAACCTCGCCAACAGGGACAAGCTCGCGAGTCTCCATCTGGACAGCAACGATTCCCTTCAGCGCGAGAACCTTTTCTTTGAGGATCTTTACCGTGTCGATGTCCTGCGCCTGCCTGATGGCAAGCTCCATCTCTTCTAGGCTTTGAGCTGTGGCGGTCGCTTCCGGTAGCGCCATCTTTGCGCCAGGCTGGACGCGGTGGCGCTTCTTGGCGATCCATGCCGCCAGTTGCTCGGGGTTTTTCGCGTCCACTCCCGCCTTCAACGCCCCCTTGATCTGGTTGTCGGTAAGGTTATTGTCGCGGGCTATTTGCGCCAGTGTCTTATGTTCCATATCGGGGTCTTATCTTAATTATCCTTGCATGGGTAAATCCCTCGCGACGCAG